ATAATTTTTAAATAATTATTTTTGGCCGAGTTTCATCCCATAGGCTAAAGACCTATGGGTTTTCACTCAGTCCTTAAACATAAATATATTCAATGTTTAATAAATTAACTATAGAAGGAAATTCTAAAAATAACACAACAATAAATGGAAATGGTCAAATATTGGAAGGAAATGATTGTTTGCTTGTAAAATCTATTCAAGACAAAAATAAAAATTGGCTAGTTCCAGAAAATATTACAATTAAAAATTTTGTTATACATGGATCTGTTAGATTAATTGGGCTTGGTATAAATGGTGAAGGTGAACTTGTAAGAGAATCTTCTAAAAATGAAAACCATATAAAATATTCCCAATCAGTTGCACCTAAAAATATAATATTCGATAATTTAAAAATAGAATCAGATAAAAGAACACCATTCTATGTGGCACCAGGTTGCACTCAAATTACATTACAAAATAGCGTATTAACAGGAAAAACTGAATCTGTTTCAATATATTTGGATTGTGAATCAGCAAGAAACACAATACAAAATAACATAATAAAAACAAAAACCAAAAGAGAAGCAATTGCAGTCGATGGTTCTGCTTACAATATTATCCAAAACAATACATTTGAATTTTTAAATTTTGGAGGAATTTATTTGTATAGAAATCTTGGAGAAGGTGGAACGATTAGACATCAAACTCCAAGTTTCAATAAAATACTTAATAATGTGTTTAAATACGATGGCACATTGAAATCAAAATTAGATCAACTTATTTTTCCGGCAATATGGCTCGGATCGAGATCGAGTTTTATAAAGTATTTCTACATGGTTGGTACAAAATTTAAAAACAGAGATACGAGCAAACCTTTCGGTTCTAGTGCGAACCCGAATGATCTTGCATCTGGTAATATTGTAAAAAACAATACTCCAAAAGATATTATGATAAGGGATTGGCAGGTTTCTTAAAAAAGTGAAACTAACAACAATCAATAAAAAATTCCGACAAGGAATCTATAAACCAATAAATTCCAAAAAGTATAGGGGTAATGATTTTCCAAGATTTCTATCTTCTTGGGAACTTAAACTATTCCGTTGGTGTGATATGAACGACGATGTTGTGGAATGGAGTTCTGAGGGAATTGCTATTCCTGATGCTAATCCAAAGCCTTCCAAGAAAGCATGGTTAACATACCGTCAAGCATTGAGAGATATTCCCCAAACATTCTCCACACCAGAAGAAGTAGTTAGGCCAAATAAACCAGAATAATAACATCAACATTGCCACTAAATAACTAATATGGCAATGGACTGTACAACATCTTTACCTGTTTCTTCTTTTTATAGCAGCAACCTCAATAGCATCATGGATAGCTATGAGAGGGTTGGGCAAAGAATATGTAGAAGTCTCGGTGCTCCAATGATCAATCTGGAGATCCACGTTGATCAGTTAAATGAATTCATTTCCATTGCAGCAGAGATGTTCACCAAGTTTGCAGGATACACTAGAGAGTATTTGGTATTTGATTCCGACCTCTATGAGAAAGATAAAGGAATAAGACTCGATGTTTTATTTTCTATTTCTAGAGATTTTAATTCAAGACTAGAAATAGAAAACCCAAACAAAGATATTCAGAAAGCATATACCATTGGTAAAATGGTTATTGGTGATCCAAATGCCCCATGGATATATCAAGTTGCTAGACAAAACAGTGTTGGTAAAGATGTACTCGATTTAATGAACTCCTATGATTATCTTATGGATAGCTATAGAAAGGTTATAGCTGTTAAAGACTTTGAAGAGGGATCATCTAGCGGAGTTAATACCCTATTCACAATTGAACAAACACTTGCCCAACAAACATATTTTTCCTACTCCATGGGAAACTATGGATTTGATTTGGTTTCTTGGCACATACTTAAAAACTGGTTGGAAGATCGTGAAAAACTTCTTGCATTGAGACGTGACATACAATTTGATGAGAGAACTCAATACATGAGAATAACACCACAACCAAAGATGGGTTCCTCTCCATCCAGATTCTATGGTGCGATAAGTTGCTATGTTGAAAGACCGCTTTCTGATATCATTAAAGAACCTTGGGTATATCAGTATGCAACGGCACTCACAAAGATTGCAATAGGAAATGTCAGAGGAAAGTATACCAATACCGCATTATTTGGTGGTGGAATTATAAACTATAACGATTTACTAACCCAAGGATTGACCGAGAAAAAGGAATTGGAGGCAATGCTTTACAATGGTGCATCGGCTGGGATGGGCGATTCTGAGCCAATTTTGATGATGGTTGGGTAAAATTTTGATAATCAATGTTTTCCGGAGTTCATATAGAATCCAATTTTAAATCACAATCTGGATTAACAGATTTATTTTCCCAGATGAAAGATATTTTAAATCATCATGCTCCTGAAAAAGAACCGGATTATAGTTCAGGAGGAATACATCCCATGGTATCTGTAGATCAAGCGGCAAAAGAACTTCTTGAACTCTTGAAAAAGTGAAACTCACAACAATCAATAAAAAGTTCAGACAAGGAATTTATAAACCCATAAATTCTAAAAAATATAGAGGAAATGATTATCCCAGATTTCTTTCTTCTTGGGAATTGAAACTATTTCGTTGGTGCGACATGAATGATGACATTGTAGAATGGTCTTCTGAGGGAATTGCAATACCATATGCAAATCCTGTAACTGGAAAAACATCTTGTTACTTTCCAGATGTTGCAATAAAAATGAAGAATGGAAATGGTATAAAAAAATATCTTGTGGAGATAAAACCATACAGGCAAACAATAGATCCTAAGACTATTGATCAAGGCAAAAAAAGAAAGAAGACAATACTTTACGAGAATTTGAATTATATAAAAAACCAAGCAAAGTGGGAAGCCGCTAAAAAATGGTGCTCTAAGAACCAATATGAATTTACGATTTTAACAGAAAAAGAACTTGGAATTGAAAAGACCAAACATAAATAAATATACTTATGGCATTTAAACTATTAGTTGACCAATACGCTGAAAACGATGAATTCGAAATCGTTAAAGAAGAAACCAACAATAAATCAAAACCCTCCTACTATGTAACTGGTCCTTACATGATGTGCGAAGAAGTTAACAAAAATAAACGCATCTATGATCGTGAGGAAATGAGAAAAGAAGTTGCTCGTTATTCGAATGAAATGATTAATGCAAAGCGTTCATTAGGAGAGCTTAATCACTCGATGCAACCGGAGATTAATTTGGAAAGAGCTTGCCATTTAGTGACTGAATTGAGAAACGAAGGAAACGTTTATCTAGGCAAATCCAAAATTCTTTCAACCCCTTGTGGATTGATCGTTCAGGCTCTGATTGACGATGGTGTTAGAGTTGGAATGTCAACCAAGGCTTTGGGTAAACTTAACGAACAATACAACGGCACAAATCGTGTAAGTGATTTTAGACTCGTTGGCGTTGACTGCGTTGCTGACCCATCTTGCCCTAAAGCATTCGTTAACGGTATTCTGGAATCTAGAGAATATGTTCTTGCAGAAGACGGTTCATTCGAGGAGTCATATGATAAATTCAAAGAGAGAATTTCACAACTCCCTAGGAAAAATGTGGAAGATTACCTTAAAGAACAAATCATAGATTTCTTTGGTAAGATTTCCAAGGTAATGTAATTACTTCTTTTTCCTCTTTCTCAATTTCATTCTTGAGAAAATCGCCATCAGAAGAACAAATATATCATAGGGCTTGAGTATTTGAGATATCTTGGACTCCACTTGGTGTATCCATTTCTCATTCTTTTCCTCATATAGATCGTGTAAGACCTCATGAACTATTGTGGGTATTATTTCCTTCCTGTGATCTATTTCTATTAAATCACCATAGTACCAAAGACCCCTAACACCTCTCATCTTACGGAACTGGAAAAAGCCATTTGGTTTTTGTTTGATTCTTTGCACGACCCTTCTGAAGATATAGCGGAGCTTTTTCTTGTCTAGATCTTTTGGGTCCGTGTTTTTCACCATCCTCATATTACTATTTATCCAAAAAAAGTCAAGCCCCCTCCTAAAAAAGCCCTTTGAAACGGCTTCAAGAAACCATAAATAATAACATACACTCGATATGTATTTTAATGCAGAACACTTGACACTAATAATTGTTGCACTGATCACTGGTCTTATATCTCCACTCACATTACAGCTAATGCAGTATTTGATGCGAAGGAAGAATGAAAAGAAGAAGCACACCCTTAATCAAAACGAGGCCATAAAGAAGGATGAACTTGTCACATCCAAATTAAAAACATTGATGGAAAAATACACGTGTGACCGTGTATGGGTCGCAGAGTTCCATAATGGCGGACATACCTATTCTGGTAAAAGTTTTCAAAGATTCTCCACAACATATGAAGTCGTAGGTCATGGTATAGCACCGGAAGGGGTTAATACTCAAAATATACCCACATCTATATTCTCTCTTTTTTTTAAAAAATTATTAGAAAACGGTTTTTATTATACAAGCAACGTAAAAAAAATAGACGATCCCATATCTTTTGCAATGCAAAACTTTTGGGAAAACAGAGGAGTCTCAAGTTTTGTTTGTCTTTCTATCAAGGATATTGAAGGTAATTTCGTCGGATTTCTTTGCATGGATGGTGTTATCAATGATCTTTCATTCAACAAAGAGGAGCTATCAAAGCTCATGATTACATCATCAAACCTTGCAGGATACTTGGAGGTCTAATACACACTATGGAATATTTTCTCACATATTGCATTGGTTGGGTTATAGGAGAAGCGATTCGTTCCTATTTCACAATCAATGGATGAATCTTTAAAAAATCAATTCAACCCGCCTTCAATGTCAAAGAAACCATCCATTGTGATTATCGTATTGAAGGACAACATTGAGGCACCAATGTATAGCTTGGAGTTTCTGGACGAGAGGGACGATATACTTCCAATAACAATAAACAAGAAAAAAGAAAAGAAAGAATTGTTAAACAAAAAAGAAGAAAAGATTTTATATAAGATACTTAAACAAAAATCAAAACTTGTGGCGCTAGTTCAAGAAAACAAAAGCTCAAGAAAAATATCCATAGAAACAAGTTCGAATTTAAATAAACAAATTATTACAAATCAAAATATAAGGAAGAATGGAAAGATAAAGAATAATCAAATAAGTGAAATTATAAGAAAATCAAATGTTTCCTACTGCATACTGGAAATACCTTCTAGTATGGAACTTGTAGATAAGATCATGTTGGAGAAAAAGATCATGGAGAAAATTGTGAAATACTTATTTTCCAATCCTTATATGTGATCAATCCAAACCGCATTCTTTCATCTTGGAATAGTATTTTGGATTTTCAGAAAGATGATCCATTGCGGTTTTTCTTTGCATTTTAACATTATCCTTGAAATGTTCTTTTTCCACTTCAATACCCATTTCAAGTTCTTTCTCTAAATCCTTTATATCGACATTGTGTTTCTTTGCAATATCTTCTAGTGACATTCCTTCAGACAAACCGCCAATTGCCATCTCGTAAAGTTCTTGGAATCTCATTTTTGCAATTCTTCTGCCAATTTTAGAAGAAAGGGTTTGATATTATGAGAACCATATTCGTTTTTGATCATTGCGGAAACAATCTTTGCAAATCCCTCATAACCAAGATTTGGGTCAATATCACCTATAACTTTATTGATTTCAAAATAAATTTTTCCAAGGCTTTCCATATTACCATCGTCCTCGATATTATCTTCTCTCTGATGTTCTTTTCCAAAAACATTGTCCGAATATTGTTGTTCCAAAAGTATTTGATCTTTGCTTCTCATAATGTTATTTAGAGTCTAAAAACTTTCTTCACCAGAGGATTGGTAGTGATAGACCAATGGTTGAGACTGTATATAACATCGGATACGGTGATGAGGATGTGATGAAGGAAATGCGACAAGACTTAGAAGAGAATAGTGGTTCTTAAATTCTTTCCAATACAAATTTCTTAAATGTCTTGAAGTTCGTCTTTTCCTCATAAGGATATAGGAGTTCATCCATAATTTCAGATGATTCCTTCTCTCCTTTTAGTTTATACATTAAACGCATTAGCTCTTCGGAATTTTGTAATTTATTAAAATCCTTCAACCCAATGACCTTTATGTTTGGATCGATTTTTTTCATGCATTCCTTGAAAGATGTTACTTTTATTTTATCAACTGATTGTTTGCGGTAGTGTTTTGTATAATTCTTATAAATTTCTGGAAGTTCTCTCTTGTATAAAATATCATTCTTGTATACATATCCACCATCATCCAAGCAAACCCAATTGTTTATCACATTATCATAATCAGCAAATACAGCAACGACTTCCGCATTTGAGAAGTCCATGAAACCCTCATCATAGTGGTATTCCTCGTTATAACCCTCGTAGTCTTTGCCCATATCATGTAGACCTGAACGAAGCGAGTCGCCCAATGTCTTTGTCGCATATCTGCTTCCGTCTTCATCTCTCTCACTATAGGAATCGTAATCATATAATTCCCTTATATTTCCAAATCCCACAATAACAATCCTACCAACTCCAGATTGAAATACCGTATTGCTTCTCAATGTCGATACACATATTTCCGCCTTTTGACCTTCTTCTTTTATTTTGATCAATTGCCTCACGTCATACTTTGATACGGAATGTAAGAATATCCCATGATATTTTTCGTTGTATTCCTTTGCTCTTTCTTTTGCTGCATTTGTAACTACATCTGCTAATTTTTGTGTCCCGTTTTGTGTATAGCTCGAACTTCTTTTGACATTCAATTCTCCGTTTTCATATATGTTTTCATTTTTCAATTTACCGTTTTCCCAATATTCCATTACTTTTTCGTATGTATCGTTTTTTGGGACACGATTAACCACGATACTCGTTTGCTTGAAATATACTAAATTTAAATTTTCGTCGTATTTGTATTCAAATTTTAACTCATCCTTAACTCCTTTTTCATCC